GCTACCCGTGCGCCTGCCACGTCGTCCCAGTCGGACCACTCGGAGAACTTACGGATACCTGCGAGGCTCTCGATGCCTGCGTCGCCAAGCTCGTCGAGGTCAACCTCAATGAGACTGTCGAGCATAGCGTCGGCTTTGATCTTGGTAGTGGGCACCTTCTGGACCGGTGGGTTGAGCAAGTCTGCCGCCGTGAGTTCGACTTCAGGCTCCAAGAGCGGCTGTGCGCCGATACCTTGCGAGGCTTCGTTGATCTCAGCTTCGGTGAGCTTGCGGGCCTCTACGGCTTCCGTCATGCGGCGCGTGGAGCTGTCCACGGCCTCTTCAACGGCCTCAGCGCCTGCGCCCCGGTGTACCTTGCGGGCAGCGACGACCATGTCAAAGACGACATCCGCAGCAGCGCCGAGGGCAGCACCCTCCACGATGATCCGCAGCTCGTTCTTCCATTGGGCGTCGTCCACGTCGGTAGCGATAATGTTGAACAACGCTTCGCCCGGGACACCCAGCTCCTCAGCGAGGGCAGCGAGGTTGCCGTCCTCAGGGTCGATGATGGTCTTGTCGGCCACAGCACCCCGCACCATGGCGAGACCGATGGAGCCGACCCGGCCCACCTTAGCGCCACCGCCGGGGGTAGCCATGAATGCCGCTGTAAACTCCACAAGACCGGCAGCGAACTTGGAGCCAGCCGTGTCGAGGCGGTTGTCAGCCTCAGCAGCTTGGTTGGTAAGGGTCGCGAAGTTCGCTTCCAGACCTGACTGCCCGGTGTACTCGTTGATAGCGTCGAGCTGCTCTGGGTTCAGGTGAACGCGGAGGCGCTCCCCGACCTGCAAGCGCTCGAGGCCCCGGTTGTTCCAGCGGTATCCCTCTAGCACGCTCTGGTACCCGGCAAGGTCAGCCTCGTCCCGTGGGGTGATGTCCACGGCTACCCGGGTGACCCCGAGCCAGTCCGCAGCGTCACCGAGGAGTGGCACACTATCCACGGCCCTGTTGAAGCCCATGAGGATGTCGCCACCCTTGCCGTCCAGCGTGTTCACGGTGAACGACTTGGCGTAGTTGGCGATGCCTGCCCGGAGGATGTCGGGTGCATCAGCGACGGTTTCAGCCGTGCCGATAGCGAAGTCACCCACCCCGCTCCCGATCTTGCCGAGCATGTCGTCATTCTTTGGCGCTGGGGCGGGCTCTGGTGCCATGACTTCGTTGTAGTGTGCGTCGAGCTGGCCGATGAAAGCCGACCCGAGTTGGAGTTCTAGGCCCTGACGAAGAACCTTGTTGTTCGTGGACTGCGCCCGGTAGTACATAGCCAGTGCGTCGTCGTTGATGTCGTCGCCCATGTCCGCCTTGATGGCGTCAGTGACGGCGCTGTAATCCTGCGCTTCTGCACGCAGGGTTTCCATCAGTTCTTCGTTGTCCATTGCTTACTCTTCTGTTGGTTCGCCCCCAGTGCGCTGCGTCAGGCTTTTGATGATCTCAGTACCTTGGATCACTTCTTGCCGTAGATTGGCCTCCCGCTCTTGGTTGGTAGTTAGCCAGCGGGTGTGGTGGGGGTTGTTAAACATGAGGTCTTCTAATCCGGGTACCGATGCGACGCCGTTGACGTAGTCGGACATCTCTTTGCTGGTATCGATACCTTCGGCGATCTTGTTGTAGAGCTGCGCCTGAGCCGCCGCCGCACCGAAGGCGGTGCGCTTGGCTTGGTCGATGGTCTGACCGGCGCGGATAGCCTTGATGTACTCATCCTGCATAGTGGCTCCAAAGGTGGAGACGCCCATAGCGTTGGGCTCCATCAGCGTGCCCATGGCACCGATAGACCGCATCACTTCCTGCGCCTGAGACGCGGCAATACCGAGTTCGCGGACAGCGGTCTTGCTGGCCGGGGTGGCAAGCTCTGGGTGGTCGTCGGTGGCTGCGCTGCGGTACTCCCCGAGGAGCCGCGAGCGGTCGTCCGGGTGGACCTGAGCGAGGAGCTGGTTCATGACCTCAGCCATCTCTGGCGATGCGTCCTCACCTGCGTAGGCGATAGCGCGGATCATGGTTGCTGCGTCCCGCTCTGCCGATACCCGAGCGAAGTAGTCACCGCCGAACGGGTCAGCCTCCTCAGGATCAGGGATGAGCATGCGCTTGGTCTGCTCTGCCAGCCCAAGGTACTGGGTGGCCCGTGCAGGGTCCTCTTGGGCCAGCGCCATCATCTGGGACTGGAAGCCTTTGAAGATCTCAACGCCGCCGTCAGGGTTCTCTGCGAACGCCTGAACCATGCCGACGTAAGCTTGGCCCTTAGCCCTGCCCAGCGCCTTGTTACGCTGGCTCTCGTTGTACGCGCTCTCCCGGCGCTCGTCGTTGATCATGACGTCGAGCTTGTCCTGCATCGCCTGACGCTGGGAAGCCGAGAGGGTCTTCATGAACTCTTTGTTCGAGATCGCCGCCTCGAGGACCGGGATGTTGTTGTTCAGCTCAGCCGCTACCATCAGGGCGTTAGCCCCTACAGCAGAGGGTTCTGTGGCTCCACCGGCAGCAGCGAGGTTGTTGATCTCTTCAATCGTCGCCGTGATCTCGTCGATAGACGCACCAGTCACGAGCATACTCTCAAGGGTGGTGACCCCGTCTTCGCCGATGTTCTTCAGGCGGGTTGCCTTGGCACCCTCAGCTTGCGCCAGCATCTTCCCTGCGGCCCACTCACGGTACCGGGGGTAGAACTGGGCCTGCACCTCGGGGCTGTAGCCAGCCATGATGTCTTCACCGAGGTCGAGGAGGTCAGACTGGAGACGGTTGTGCCCGTTCTCGACGTCCTTGCTATACGCATCCCAGTCTCGCCCAGTCTCCTCTTCCGTCATCCGCTTACTCATGGCGGCACCCATGTGCGCCTCTTGGTAAGCTGCTTGGTAGATGGGGCTGTCAGCCATGAACGAGCCGCGTGTGGACTGGCCGCGCTCAGCGTCTTGGATGCCCTGCACTTGGAGGCGGGCGATCTCTTCGTTTTGGAACTTGCGAGCAGCCTCGATCTCAGATTGCCGTTGGGCAGCCTGAAAACGGTCCACCTGCCGGTTCACTTCGGACAGCGACCCGGAGATAGAGTTCAGGGCTGACGCCAGCGCCTGTGACCCTGAGCTTTCTCGTCCGGGGCGCATGTACGCTGCCCGGTTCGAGATCTGCCCGGAAGCAGACACAGGGGCGTTAAGTTTAACGGGTTGTCTCGCCATTACTGGTCACGTCCTTCTCGTATGTCTGCGACGTTGCGCTCCTGACCAACAGCGTCTCCGACCTTCCCAAGCATCCCGACGCCAAACTCAATCCACGGCGCAACGGCCTGTAAGTTCTTGATGTCGTCTGACACCTCAAACTGACGGGGGTCCGTTACTGAGTTGATCTGGTTGTCGCGGGCGACTTGGAGGTTGATGATGTCTTGGAAGAAGCTGTCTGATGCGTTCTTGCGCTGCGTCTGAAAACGTCGAGCGCCCTTAGAGGTCTGCGCTGAAATGTCGTTGAATGTCTCACGAGCCGACACGCCTGCGAGGTTCGAGGCCCCGGCAGAGACTACAGCGGTAGACCGAGCCATCCGGCCAGTCATCTCGAAGTCAAAGGCTTGCTGTCGTGTCGCTAGGTCGTTCTGGAGGAACTTGAGGGCAACGGTGTCTACGGTAGCGTTGAAGGTGGCTTCAGCAGCCGCCTTGTTGCGCTCATAGTAGTCGATCTTCTCAAGCCGCTCTTGCGCCTCTTTTGCCTTGTCGGCCTGCTGGTTGAACAGTGCCATAGCACCACCCTGCACAGCATCGATGGCGAGGTTCCCGGCTTGGTTCTGAAGCATGGACGCAATGCCACCTCCAGCGCCACCAGAGGCCGCTCCACCGGCTGCACCTGCTCCACCGCCACCGGTTGCTGCGCCGCCTGAGGCAGCTCCAGCAGCTCCGCCTCCAACGAGACCGAAAGTAGTCCCCCCGGTCAGGCCGATTGCGTTAGCTGAGAATGCAGTACCGCCTGCGGCTACAGTGCCGATGTCAACCAGAGCGTTACCTTCGCGGTCTCCAGTGATCAGTTGCTCAGCAGCATCGTATGCTTGGTTGGCCCCAGACCACCCAGCGGCAGCCCCAAGAGGGTTGAAGCCGGTGCCGACGAAGCCTGCGACACCCCCGGCGACGTTAGTGCCGAGGTTGCCGATGTTGTTCCAAAATCCCCTGCGGTTGTCCCAGAGGCTGTTATCTTTCAGTGAGAAGTCGAATAGTCTCATCCGTCTGCTTTCTCCTCTGGTTATCTATCGTGGCATGTTGGGGTTCTGATGGAACAGAACCGCAGCGGGAATACCCCCGGACGACACATCCCAATCTGCTTCGATCACGACACGAACACCCTTAGGCACCCCGTGGCCAGAGCCGCCGGGGTAGGTGGAGTTTGACGTGAGCTGAATGTCGTAGTTGTTCGGGTCAACACCGAGCGTGTAGTAGCCGTCGTAGTTGACGGTGTAGTTGCCCGTGTTGATCACGACGTTGTCGTCGGTGGGGGTGAAGGTCACGGTATCTCCCACACTTAGCGGGCCACCATACTTCTCTAAGTACATCCACTTCTGAGAGTAGTTCTCCGAGAACGACGTGATTGAGTAGTTGATGGTGGCACCGATGGCGCTGGTTACAGTTACAGCGCTGCGGCTAATGGTGGTTGTGTTGGTGATGCCGGTGGTGCCGAGGAGCTGAGACAGGAACTCCCCGTTGTGGTCCGGGTGGTTTCCCCAGTAGATCTGTGTGCCACCGCCCATCGAGGTGTTCGAGTTCCCTGTAGGCTCCGTGTAAACGAAGGCGCTGGGCCATGCCTGCCCGTTTTGGATTAGGTACGGGCTGCGTATATCGACACTGTCGAGCTGATCGAAAGTGGCGTTTGGATAGGCTGATGGGGCGTTGAACGAGAACTCGCTTGGGTCGTTGACGATATCGTTATCAGACGCGATGTGCGTGTCCGATGTGGTGAAGGTGGTAGTTGTTCCACCGAGGCGACCGCCCGCCATACTTAAAGCCTCCGAGCTCGTGGTTGGTGATCACCGAACCAGTCGATATGGAGGATGTTTGAGCGGAAGGGCGTGGAGTTCTTGATCGTGATCGTCGCGTTATCGTTACGCAGCATGATGGGCACCTTGTGGTAGCCGCTGTCGTAGTCTGCTGCGCCACTGATCACGTCCACGAAACCAGCCCGGGGGCCTGCTTGGTAAGACCGCGTGGAGCGCCCGCGAGAAGCAACATCTACGTCGAACGTAACGCTGTCTGCGTAGGCAACATTGATGTGCTGGAGCTGGAGACGACCATCGGTCATCACCTGATCCCCGGTGCCATCCTTTTTCGGAACCCGCCGGTAGATCGTGCTCAAGGTCACAGACATGTCATAGACCACACCGACAACGATGTTGGCGATGTTGGCCGTAACGTCACCTGAGACGTACAGGTTGCCTCCAGACGTGATGCGATCATACGGGATCGTGTAGCCACTGCTGAGATCCCAAACCTCAACCGTAAGCAGGTTGGCGTCGTAAGGGATGCTTAGCAGGGTTTCGTCCTGTGCGCTGTAGTAGCTGGCCGTAGGCGTCACCGCGTAGTCGAGGAGAAGCTGATCTTCGACCTCGTTCTGGTCGCGAATGTCGATACGCAGTAGTTCACGCTCAGACCCGAGGGCCGCCACAATGAACAGGTGGTCATCGAACATGGCCATACCTTCAACCGTGCCGTCTCCAAGTTCCCACTTAGACCATGCACTCTGGACCTTCGTCTCGCCCGCCATCTCGTACTTGTAGATGTAGAGGCAGTTGGACGCCCCAGTGGTGTAGATCGCAGAGAACTTATGGTCCCTTGAGGCCGCTATCGATCTAGCGCCCGCTGGGATGTACTGCGGCACAGCCACAGTCAGGTCGTTAGCGAGGATCCGGCCATCAGCCAGCCGCAAGTAGAACTCACGCACTTGGGTGTAGGTCCCGATGTCAGCCACAGCCATCGCAGTGTCGCCAAGGATCACCGGCTTCACAGCCGTGGATACCTTGTAGTCAGCGATCTGAGAGGCCGAGATGGTCTGAGGGCTCAGGACGTTGTTCGGTGAGAACAGCAGGAACTGACCCTTGTCGCTATGGACCAGCAGTTGGTCACGGATAGGGGTCGCTGCGTACAGCACGTTGACCCGTCCGAAGTTCAGATCGACATCGATCCGCTCGTCTGGCTCCTGTTGGATACAGGTGGTGCGGTAGAAGTTCGAGATCGCTTGGCTCTCAGACATGCTGACACTCTCGCCAGACAGGAGACCCATGCGGCCTTGAAACATGAAGATGTCGTTGATCTCTCGACCGATGAACGCTGGGCTCTCGTTACTATCAGCGCTTCCAGCCAGCCGGTCGTCCCACGTGTACGCGAGTAGCGTGAAGGTACCGTCAGAGTTCCGTCGGAGAACTTGAGGCATCGTGTCTGCGTCGAGCTGCTCCTGTGCTGAGGGGCCAAAGGTTTCACCCCAAGAGGTGCCCTTCCACTCAACGAAGTAGTCGTCAGCAGCAAGATCCTTCTGACCGGAGACCCGGACGAGCTGACCCTCAGCACCATGCTGGGGCAGATCCTCGAAGTCGTTGACCACGCCAGAGACGTGAGTGCAGTTAGACCCGGCAGGACCATTGAACGACACAATGTAGAACTCACGGTTCGCCGCCAGTTCACCCACGACATCGTGGCTGTGGCTCTTCGTGTTGTTCGTGATCGTCCACGTCTCACCGCCTACCGTAGTCGTAGTAGACACGGCGTTTGCCAGCGCAACAATAGCGTCACGGATGGCTTCGTTGGTGTTCGTGGTTGTGGTGCCCGTGGTGGTGTCGGTGGCTGCCCCGACGGTCGTGTTGTAGGACGTATCGACACCGCCGGATGGGCCGATGGTGGTTACGTCACTTGAGGCCGTGGTGCTTGTGTAGGTGCTTGGGTACTCGCTCTCACCTGCGGTCCACGCCGTACTTGGAGAGTAGTGGGTGACATCATAATCACCAGAACCGTCAGTGTTCGCCCCTGTGCGGCTGGTCCGTGTGGCCACCGAAGTGGTCGTAGAGTACTGCTCGACCGTAGTCGTACCGCTGGTGCTTCTCGCCCCTGACGACGTTGTGCTGGAGTTGTTCGCTACGTTGTTGGCGTCACGGCTGGCAGACCGGTAGTAGGTCGTGATGGTGCCGTTGCCGTTGTCCACGTCGGTAGCGACAACCAAGGTGTACTTGCCGCCACCCGTGTGGTTCGCGATGGCAAAGCTGGCAGAGCGACCAATAGCTGGACGTGTGTCTGCGGCAGTGCTCGCGAGAACGGTCTTGGTGCGGTTTACGAAGAATGTGTAGTCACCGACGGTCATAGCCCGCAGGTTGGCTGCCGGGTCGGTGGTGGTCATGTAGGTGGCCGCATTGCCCTGCGTGGTCACGGTCTGGGCCGTACCGTTGAGGTCAAAGACCTCGACAGACCCATCCGAGTTTGCGGTCACGATGTATTTCTCTGCTGCGTCCCGGTCGATGGTGTGGACGAACGTCGAGGTGCCTAGCGTGTTGCTCGTCAGGTTGCCGATATGCTCAGCACCTCGTCGCTTGTTCAACCCATGGACGGCGCTCAGGTAAGCGTTGGTAACGCTCTCGGCTGCCGAAGGGATACGCAGTTCAGGCACCTGTTGCGTCACACCACCAGTCAGACTGGGGATGCTATCGCTCAGGTAGGGCATGGCTTAGTAGCCTCCAAGATGTCGGGATGAGATGTAGTTACTGAGTGGGTTGTCCCACAGCATGTTGCGGTCTGCGTTGAGGTCCTCATCCTGCTCGAGGGCCACGAGGGCTCGAGTAGCTTGGGCCTGCACCTGTGCCATGTCAGCGTCTGCGCCGACAACTCGGTTCATGTATCGTTGCTGTGCGTCGAGCGTCACGAACCTGCGGGCATCCTCGGGCATGTCCTCGAAGTCGAAGAGATACACGATGTCTGCGTAGCAGGAGCCGGTGAAGGTGTAGGAGAACTTCACGACGTCGAACAGTTTACCGTCACGCACGGTGTAGCGCTTCTGGCGGTCCACGTTGCCGTAGGCATCTGTGGCGTCCACGCGGGTGACGTTAGCTGCGATGGAGATTTCGTTGTTGGTGTTGGGGGTGAGCTGAGCTTTGCGGTGTGTGTTCCAAGACCACCCACGGCTCTGTAGTTCACGTGAGACCTCGTCGATGACCTGAATGGCGATCTGTGCCTCAGCGATGTCGTCAACGAGGTTGGACACAGGATACTCGCCCACTGCGGTGAGCAGGGAGTTGACTGCGTCGATCTTTGTAGAAGGAGTGAGCATGAGTTGATCTGCCTTAGGTTGATGCGTCAAAAAGGGGAGCCCTTACGGACCCCCCTTCAAAAAGCTTAAACGTCAGCCGCTGCGCGTACTTCGTACAGAGCAGATGGACGCAGGACGTCAGAGCCGAACATCATCTTGGAAGCGAGCAGGGTGCCCTGCTTAGCTACAGAGTATTCGGTCTCGGTCACGAGATCCTGTGCCTTCACAACGCCGAGGCCCGAGGTGTGCATGAACATACCGAGGGTGTCGGTGGCATCGATAGCGTAGTCACGGCCAAGGCCAGCAGCGGCGTTAGTGCCGGTGGTAGGCTTGTTGAGCGGAGTACGGCCATCAGGGCCGGTGTTGGTGTAGGCGGTACCGTCAATCGCGAGGTGGTTCGTCTTGATGATATCGAACCCTGCAACCTTGTAGATCACAGCCTCACCGAAGTTACCGTTGCCAGCCGAGAAGTCGCTGTTGATGATCGTCTTGTCGGTCTGGTTGATCAGCGAGTAGTAGGTCGATGGAGAGACGTACAGAGCACGGCCTTCCATAGGCAGATCTTCGCTGTCGAAGTAGGCCGCAGCTTCGAAGGCAGCGGTCACGAGGTCAGCAGCGCCAGCGGCAGCGCCGACGTGCTTGGTCACAGAGTTGTTCATGCCAACGAGGCCAGCGCCGATACCGGTAGCAGCACCAGTTGGGGTAGCTACGCCGGGGGTCTGTGCGTCGTTGTACTGGTCGCCTACACGGGCTGCACCAACAGCGAGCTGGAAGAGCTTACGCTCCATGGTCAGCGCGAGAGCCGAGGCCATTTGCTTGCTGTATTCGCCACGGAACTCGAAGTGCGTGAGCATCTCGTCAAGGTTGTGGATCCATACGGAGCTCACAAGCATGTCGTCGAGGGTCACGGTCTTCTCAGCCGTGTTGATTGCCTGACCGGTGATCTCGTCGCCGGGTACGAAGCTGGCAGCAGCAGCGCGGCCAATAGCTGGGAACTGCGCCGAGATGCCGCCGTTCAGGGTAATGGAGCGAACGCCATCTTTGAGGGCGAACTTCTCATCAAAGTGCTTGATCATCTCGCCAGAGAAGGTCTTGAGCAGAAGGTCACGCGAGGTGGCGTAGGTATTCGCCCCTGCGGAACCGGCGAAGGTGTTGGTATTCGCCGGATTTGGAGTGCCGATTTGTGCCATTGTTCTGGCCTTTCATAATCGAAATTTGTCTAGGATCGATCCTGCGCTGGAAAAGCGTCGCAAACTCCTTCCAAGGTTATCCCCGCAGGGGCCTCGGCGTGTCTCGTCAGTCTTCGCGGTGTCGCAGGTAGTTACCGGCGGTGCATGCAATTGTGCCGGTAGCCACGCCCACTTAGGAGTGGCACGTGTGTTCCTTGGGTACGCATTGGGGGAGCCATGAAAACGCTCCCCTCTGCGTGTTATTTGTTTCGGGCCCTGTTCTTGGCCCTGCTTGAAATGCGTAGGTTGGACCGTGAGTTGTTCGTGGGGTTACGGTCGCGGTGATCAACATCTTTGCCAGCCAGCTTCGACCGGCCCACCTTACGGATCATGAGCCTGCGGGCCTTGTTGCGGCCTGCACGTCTCTTCTTCTGCTCAGGTTTGGCGTGGTACGTGCGGTACTCTCGCTTGTAGTCACGTGCCATAGCAGAAGGCCTCACGCTTCACGTTGTTGAGGTAGATCTCGTCGATAGTCTGCTGGGTGTCCTGACGGCTGGCCGTGATGGTTGACCACTGCCCACAGGCGGCATCAATCCCGATACCAACCCTCCCGCTGCATCCGCTCATCACGAACATCAGGGCTATCAGCACTAGCATCGGTAGCAGCATCGATAGCAGCGCTGGCACGTCGATTTGCTTCTTCATCGTGGTTGTCCTTGAACGATTTTACGGCTGAGCGCTTGCTCCAAAGGACAAGACCCAGTAGGCCGGAAACGACCATGATGACCAGACGCCACTTAGCGTCGAGCCACTCGAGTGTGGATTTGAGAATGTTGAGCATAACGGTCACTTCCTCGACTTGGTGCCCGAACAGCGCCACCGCTTACGGCTGAGCCGCAGGGGGCTGTTGGGGTCTTTAGCTGCCTTGGGGAAACGCTTGAGTTGCGCATACGATCTTGCGCAATACGCATCCCCTTTGCTCGTTCCGGGGCGCACTCTTGCGCCACCATCTTTGGCCTTGCCAGCTTGGCCATAGGAGACCTGCTTGCCACTCGAGGTGATCTTGACCTTGGCCTTCCCTTTCGCTGGTTTGGCCATGGCGTTACTTCCCGCGCTTCTTCGGTTTGAAGCCGCCGCGTTTCTTGATCATCATGTCGTAGGTCTTGTCGGACACCGTGGAGTTCTTCTTACTCCGAGAGGTCCCGGCCCTCTTGCGTTTGTTCATGTTGCGGTACAGGCTCACGTTGTCTTGTTCCTTTTGGTCAGGCGATCAACCAGACGCCGCACAGGGTTCTGGGACATGCCTTGAGGTTGATGGATGTACGTCAGCTCTTCGGGGGTCGTTTCGATGGTGTAGCCTTCATCTCGCCAAGCCTCACGACACCCGTGGACCATCCCCCAGAACAGCTCGTTGACTACGGCTTGGTCTGAGAGGTTGTAGACGTCGTTGAACGCTCGATATCCCGGGCTGCGCTTGTTTCGTGCTCCGGCCTCCCACTTGCCCATGGCGATCATGACCCTCCAGAGCTTGTGGTAACCTTGGTCACCACGCCAGACGTCGATGACCTCATAGCGTCCAAGGCCACTGTCTCGGGCTACAGTGTCACCGTAGGTGTCCGAGTGGCCCGTCTGGTAGGCCTGCATGATATGCTCAATCGATGTTGCCCCCGGCTTGAGGGACGCTCGTCGAAAGACGTAGTGCCCCCAATACGCAGCGCCGCCATAGACATGCCTGAACGCTGGGGTGGGCAATCGGGAACCATCAGAAGCCGGGAGTTCTTGGCTGCCGAGTGCGCCAAATCTTGCTTCGTGATTGTCTCTGGATGCTCCGATGGCTCCGATGTTCCTGAGCCTGACCGAAGCTGGGATGCCTCGGTCAAACTCGCTGTACTTCCATGGCCCTGTGTTGAGTTCCATGGTGCGGGCTACAGCTTACTGCGGCCCAGCTTCTCGACGACCTGCTGGTTGAAGTGCGGGTCTTTGGAGTAGCGCGGGTCGGCCATAGCCTCGTGGACCTCAGCCCAACTATTGAAGGCGTCGAGTGACGCGGGTTCACCACCGGCTACCGTGCGGGTAGGCTCGTTGGCCCCAGCGGCAGACATCTTGGCCTGCATACCGGAGATGGCCAGACCTACAGCCGACAGGTTGCCGTCGTTGAGGAGGTTGTTGAAGACGTCAATCTCGGCCTCGGGCAGGTTGTCTGCCGCCCACTCGATCATGGCGTTGTAGTTGTCAGCTCCACCAGCGGCCTCATAGACCGCATTGTTGAACGTGGTGACAGCAGCCTCCTGACCGGCGACGAAGGTGTCGTAGATCTCTTGGCTAATCGTACCGGCTGCCAGAAGGGCATCCATGTCCACGTCGTGCTCAGTGGTGGTAGCGTCGTCCTCGTCGTTACCCTCAGCGGTCTTGCCGTTGATGGAGAGGTCTTTCGTCTTTGCAGGATCCCCGGTGCCACCCAATGAGCCCATCTTCTTCTCGAGTTCCGAGTAGGCCTTCGCGAGGTCCTCAACGGTCTGGAACTTACCGAGCAGGGGTTGCTCAGCGTTCTGAGCGTTGAGCGGGTTGCCCTCAGGGTCGAGACCGGCGTTGGCCAGTTGCTCTTCCATCGAGGGCTCAGGGGTAGGGGTGTCGGTTGCTACAGATACAGCTTCAGTGCTCATCAGTTAGCGATCCTTTTTTATTGTTGTTGCCCAGCGGCGGCGTTGAGGTTGTTGGCTCCAGCCTGCATCATCATTGTTTGTGCTTGCTGTTCCATGGCCTGAGCCTGCTGCTGTTGGATTTGTTGTTCGGTGAAGATCAGGCCGTCCATCTCAAGACCCAGAGACACACCTACGCGCTTCACCAGATCACCGATGTTCACCCGTCCGAGGGCTTCAGGGCCCATAGGTGCGATGGCTTGGAGGAGCTGCATGTACTTGTTGAGGTCGTGTCCACGGCCCAGTGCGTCGAGACCGGTGACCACCGTAGGTGCCACCACGTCTTTCGGAAGAGCCGGGAGCTTCTTGGCCTTGGTCATCTGAGACATCAGCCGCTTGACCAGAGGGAGCTGGAGTTCAGTGCTCAGGACCGAGTAGACACCACCCAAGGTGTTCTCGAGCTGCTGTGCCCGCATCCGTACTTCCTCAGCCGTGACACGCTCACCATCACGCAAGGCACCCTGTTCAGACAGGAAGGCTTGGGCGATACGCATCTCGAGACGCTGGACTTGCTGGAGTGCCACGGCCATGTCACCAGACTTCTGGGTCTGCATGAACTGGACATCATCAGCGTTGCCGGTGATCACTGCACCGTTTTGTGCTTTGGCCACCTGCTCTTTACGGGTTACGCCGGTTGGGTTGACCATGACGAGGAGGCGGGCAGACGCAGTTGCTGCATCCACGATGCTCTTGGTCAGGCCCTCAAGTGCTCTCACGTCACCATAGAAACTCTCGACGTGTGCCCGCCCGTAGTGCTCTCCTGCAACGGCAGTCCACCGCAGGGGCATGAAGGGAGGCTCGTCGATGGGGTAGGACCCCTCAGTGCCCGGGATCAGCACCCCGTTCACCTCTTGGTAGGTACGCCAGCGCTTACCGTCGCGATAGAATTTTGTGTAGATGTCGATGGGTTTGCTGTCGCCACCTGCGTCGTCGGGGGAGAACCCGGCGAGCTGTAGGACATCATCATCGAGGGTCTCTACGTTGAAGCTCTCTTTGATGAGGACCATCTTCACGCGACCCTCAGGGTCTCTCGTGCAGACGAACTTCTCCAGAGGGAAACCCTTGATACCTTCCTTGCCCACGTGGAGCAGGTAGTTACCAGTGACGATCAGGTGCCGGAGTGCCTCGTAAAGCGGGGCCCTCATGGCCTCCTGCTCGAGCTCCGACATGACCGCATGTTCGATATGGCTAAGCTGTTCGTCCACCTCGGCTCTTCGCGTCGGGTCACCGCCGGTCAGCTCCATGAGCGTGTAGCGGTCAACGTCGAGCTTGAAGAAACTCTGGTTGGGCGGGAAGAGCGCCATCTGTAGTTTGGACGCCAAGTTCTGTACGCCAATGGCGGCTACTGAACTATAAGGCGTGGAGATCCTCGTGCTCTCGTTGTGTCCCTCCTCGAGTAAGATCGAGGGGATGGTCACAGACGCAAACGCACGAGCGCGGTCGAGGTAGACATGACGATGCCCCTCGAGCTTGCTGTATGTAGCTTTGCAGCCGCCTGCTTCATGCATTTTTAGCGTGAGCCTCTCTTGGCTATAGGGCTTGGGCTCGTGTTGGCAATGCTAGTGCCTGAGGCCGAGACCCCGATTGTGGGGAGGTTGCTCTTGATGGTTGCTGCGGCCTGATCCCGGTCTATCGCCAGAGGGTTGCGAAGCATCTGCTCACCGGCCTTGGTCTTCTGGACGTCGGCTCGACGGGTGCTATCGTAGGTCGCTGTGCTGAGCGTGGGTGCGGTGGGGGTGAACACAGGGAGACGTTGGATCTCCTGCGCCACCCGGTCTGCCTCTTCCGCCCGGGTCTCTGGTCTGGCCAGAGGCTCCCGGGAAGCAGCAGCAGGCTGAGACACCTGCACCGTCTGGGCCACCGAGGGTGGCATAGGGTTACCTAGGGCAGCACCCGAGAACATCGCGGGGTTTGCCATGGGGCGGTTCACGTAGCCTTGAGGGTCCTGAAGGAAGTTGTTGCCACCACCGTAGGCGGTGATGCCTCCAGTCCCTCTCGAGGCTGCGCTGTTTCCGTTGTTGTTACGGCCACCGCCGCTACCCATGAGGAGACCAACGCCACCTATTGCGGCACCGATCAGCATGTTTGCGGCGATGCCAGCAAGGGGGAGCGCCATGTATATCAGTCCTCTTGCAGGTTCTGTTGGCTGCGGTACAGCTCTCTCAGAACGTGGATGACGTGCTGGACACCTTGGAGACGCCTGATCTCCCCAAGCTCAACATCACCTTGCGATGGAAGCTGGTTGGGGAAGGTTGTCTCAAGGTAATCCAACAATTCTTTGGTTATGTAAGGTTCATTCATTTGACCGTGCTTCTTATATGACCGGATTTCTATCGCACCGGACAAGCGCCGGTTGCACACGAGGGGTCTTCAGGGTCCTCCATGATGTCTGTATGGGTCAGATCGACCTCATTCAGCTCCGCCACGTAGGCCTCGTACTCCTCTTCGGTGATGACTTCCTGAGGCAGGTACGGGTAGCCCAAGTCCTCTGCGGTTTTGGTGGGATCGTTACGGAAGATCCAGCTCACGCCGACGTAGGTGTCCCAGTTTTCCAGCAGCCAGTTGATGATCTCGTTGAGCTCTTTGGGGTCGTAGGAGATCGTGACCGAGCAGTTGTGATCGACGTAGTGGTCCATCATCATCTTGTAGGTCTCGAGCTGATCTACAGCCGTGTCGAGATTGACGTGCTTGCCGTCCACCTCTTCGAACTCGACCGTGTCCCACTTGACTGGAAACGAGAAGATCAGGGCGTCCTCAGGGGCGTAGGGGTCCGCGAAGTTGCGATAGCCTGCCGCCTTTAGTCGTGGGACCAGAGGGTCGTTGACTGAGAACTTGACGTTGTTGATCAGGTACTTCCCGAGAGGCTTGTGGACCCCTTCGGTTGTGCTCATGATCTTGCTGAGGGTTCCGCTGGGTTTGATCGTTGTGACGGCCTTGGAGTAGGGCGTCCCGAGCTCATCAGCCATCTCACGAGCTGCATCATGCGCAGCCGCACGGAGGGCTTGAAGATACTCTTTCGACGGGTTCGCAGCAGCGATGCCGGTGATGCCGACGCCCATCAGGCGAAGGTAGTCGTTACTCTCGTGCCACCCGGGTTGCAGAATGCCGTCACGGAAGTCCACACAGGTCTGCCGGTAGTTGGCCCGTGCGACCAGTCGCATGACCTTGAGGATCCGTGGGTTGTGCAGACCGAACTTGCTGATGTCGATCTCGACAAGGTTACAGAACGAGCTGTCCCCGAGCATGATTTCTGCGCATGGGTTGACGCCCTTGAACCATGGGGCTCGACGCTTAGCGGCGGCACCGTTGATGAACCCGGGCTCTGATCCCCCGGCCTCGATCATCTTGGCGAAGACACCCTCCAGCTCGAGCCGCGAGGGCTTGGACCAGAAGACCACTGAGTTGTTCGACTGACCCCGCCAAGGTCTGTTGACCCAGTGATCTTTTTTGGCGTCGATGAACTCGTGGACCTTGTCGTTGTTGATGTCCAGCAGAGCGATCTCAGCAGACCGTCGGGAGCTCAGGGTGGTCCCGAGCAGGTTCATGACATCGAGGATGTCGATCTCGTCCAGCAGGTTTCCGTGCCGAAGGTTTAGGATGTCGCAGATCTTTTGGTACGCATCAGCCAGCGTGGCGTCCCCGGAGCTGATCCAGCCATAGCCCTCGAGACGCTGGCCGCCGGGACGAATGGCAGAGAAGTCCAGCTCTAGCCGCTTGGTGTCAGCCGGGAGTGTCAGCAGTTTACCTACGGACTTCGCCCAGCCCTCGGCGCTGTCCCCGATGGTCAGCCGGTACTCGCCCTTGACCAGACGGTCGAGACACGTGTTCTCGCGGCCACCTTTCTTCAGACGCTTGGAGCGGATGGTGGTCACCGTTACCGGCCTGTGAAACCCTCGGAGAACGCCGGTCTCGGGCTTGAACCCAACGCCGCAGCCCTGCAACAGGAGCCAGAAGGCATCGACCACGTCAGAAGGGGTGCGCACCGTGTTGAACGAGCAGTTAAATTGGCTGGCCTCACGTGTCTTGGCGACGTCAGTGCCGCCCAGCCAGCGTGTGCGACCGCTGGGGCTGGCCTCGAGGTTGTAGAAGATCTCATACAGCTCATCGAGCTCATCCAGCTCTTCTTCGTGGAGCTGTCGGCCTAGGGCTCGTTCCCACAGCCACTGTTGGTGTTCGATGATGCGGTTGGTGGTGTCGTCGAGGCTCTCGAAAATACCGAGCTCCTCGTTGACGGGCCGAGAGTACGTGCGCCTGTGGACGATCTCAGCACGGGTGTCCTTGAATGTCATGTCATATCCTAGGTTGTGCAAAAAAAGGGAGCACGATGGCTCCCTCTTGGTTGGTCATTTGAATAGATCGTCGAGGTGGGGAGGCTTGTAGTACGGCCCCTTCAGTACCTTTCCGTCTTCGTCTTTGATTGGTTTGTAGTCCGTGTCGAGCTTCGACATGTTGGACTTGTGGACCCTGTTGAACGCAGGGTCGATTGGCAGCCCGAAGGCCACGGCGGTGCCGTAGACCACGTAGAGTAGGTCTGCCAGCTCCTTGGTCAGAGCCACCTTGTTGATGACCTCTCGGTCCAGCTCGTCGAAGACCTCAGCGGCCTCCTCCATGATCAGCTTCTGACGCAGCTCAGCGACGTCTCGAGATGGCTCTTGGTTGAACGCTTGGCCCATGGCCTTGGTGAACGCTTCGACCTGTTCCCTCTTGGAAAGATGGTACATCAGTCCCTAGTCCTCCCGCTCAGAGAACAACTCGAGGATCCCGAGGACGACGCCGAGCATCGTGTTGGTTATTGCTAGTGTCAGGCCGAAGACCACGCCGGTGCCGACGATGATGAACGGGGCCATGAGTGCGGCGGTGAACGCCAGTTTGATGAGGTCGTCGATCATGTCAGAGAATGTCACCACCCTTGAGCATGTTGATCCGCATCTCGGCGTACCGACGGACCTTCTCCAGATCTGTGATGGCACTCTCGACCGGCGTCATACCCTCGTACTGTTTGGGCTCAGACCCAGCGCTACGGAGGGCGTACTTGACGATGTTGCCAGTAGCGAAATCGAGATCATTCTTCATGATAAACTCGATGGGCTCGACGGTGTACCGAGCGTAGTGGTTCGGCTGGGTTATGATGCTTTTGGTGGCGTCCATAGGATTGGGTCTCCAGTCAGGGGGTTCCAGTCGGTTTTGCGAAGGATGCGGGCGCACCGCGCTTGGGTGAGGGCGTCTTCCTCAGTGAGACCCTTGGCCTCGTAGGCTTTGACAACACGGGGCCACAGCTCCTCGATAGGAGCAGCGCCCGGTTCCCCTAAGAGATCAGACGCCCGCTTGGGGCCGATCCCGGGGCAGCCGGGGTATCCGTCAGTGGTGTCCCCAGTCAGCGTCTGGGCCATGAACCACCAGTCAGCCACAGGCTCAGCCTGCGGGTAGAAGAACTGCTCATCATTCGACCACAGCATCGCTGGGACGGTCTTGAGATCCTTGTCGGCGCTGTAGATGCCGTAGGTGTCTTCGGTGGTTGCGAGGATGCCGAGGACGTCGTCCCCTTCGACACCGTCGTACTCGTGGACCTCCCAGTGATCTCGAGCCCACTCACGGACGCGCTGGAGGTGCATGGGACGGCGGGCCTTCTTCCGGTTGCTTTTGTACGGCGGGTACACGGTCTTGCGGAAGTTGGCCTTTGAGGTGAACGCGAGGATGACGCCGGAACATGCGGTGATGTCTTGGATGGCATTGATGGCCTCGCCGAAGTCGATCTTCACCCGGTCCCAGTCCGAGTGCAG